TTATCAGCATATCGTTCAACTGAAAATTCTTTCACATATTTTAGTTTATATTGAGATGATCAGACACCATCTTATAATCCTGACTGTAGTGTAGTGGAAGAAACAGATGCCGAAACTGGTGACTCAAAAATAGTTGCTACATTTCCGGATGAACCATTTACTGGCTCATTAAGAATTGCCCTTGACGGAAGTAAAATAATTAGCGAATTATAAAAAAAAATAAAATAAATAAAAAGGCCTAAATAATTAGGCCTTTTTATTTATAAAAAACTATACTTATTTGCTAAATTATACCGAGGATAGAAATATGGATGATGCAGATATATTACAACAGTATAAAAATACATTACTTAGTGGTAATAATTTAAAGGACTCAATTAATAAGATGATTAAGGTGAAAAGCCTTCCTGCAGCTTGCCAGTCTATTACTACAATTGCTGGCAGTGATGAAAGAACAGAAATAGTAATAAATCTCTCTATAGAAGTATTAGATGCTTCAGAAATAGCAGATGTTAATTTGTATATTACTGAGGACTTATTCGACCCAGACGGCTTTACTCATATAGACAATGAAATATATGTCAGTAATAGAAAAATAACTGTAAATAATTGTATTAAACTTAGAGCTCTTAGAGTAGTATTTGATTTAATTAAAACTGTTAGTAATAATAGATTATCTACTATTAATATAGATGCCCCTATATATGTTAGAACCCTAAGAAATGGCATATGTGAATATAGAAATTAAAGAGTATAAAAAATATGGCAGATGAAAAACAATATATTATAGATATAGTCAATAAAGCTGTTAAGTTACTTAATGAGAAGAAGGGCACTGAGTTTAAACTTGCTAAGACTACTTTTGGTGGTTATTTTAATTATGATACAGATAAACTAGAGATTGCAGCGACCTTAACAATAGAAAATAATGTAAATAAAAAGTTTATAAATTTATTTTATGAAAAAAGCTTTTTTGATATTAATATACCATCTAAGTATGACGACAAAGCAAATATAAATAAAGCCAGTAATAATGAAACTAGACTAATACTTAGGGTAGCTTATGCTATCTGGGCTCATCGTAAATTTTTAAGCTAATATAAAAAAATATTTGCTAAATTATACATGGACCAAGTAGATTTAACAAAAAAAGCAATAGAATTACTTAATAAAAATAAGCCGATTGAAATATATCAATATAACATTAGTAGATTCGATGGACCAAGCTTAAGTGGTATTAAAGTAGAGATAAGAACCAAGAAGCTAAAATATGGTATATTAACATTTGTAATAGATGACCCTGTATATAACCCAGGCTGAGGCTGAGATGAAGATGCCAACTGTGGGGCTGATAGAGCAAAGACATTAGAGGGCAAGATAATAGTAAGACTAGCTTATATTATTTGAAAGAATTTTTTGTTCTATAGATAAATTTAAGTTCTTAATTAAAAATAATTCGCTATAATTAAATGAAGGTTGTAAAAAGGGTGAAATAGGTTTTGCCCGAATATTCCTTCTTTTTTTATACTCTTTTGCGCCGTATAATATAATATGACACTAAATACTATTTACGATGCTTTAGAACTATTAGAGCGTAATAAGAAATTAAAGATGAACTGTATCTCGTGTAAGATAACTAGAGAGTCAGATAATATACTTTGTGGATTTAATACAGTCCGAGGAGTATATACAGACTTTAATGTTTATCATAGGCCAAAGATGGAATTTACAATACAAATTCTAAAAGACGATCCTAGGATGCGAGCTGAGATAGATTATTATGTATGGATGACCGACTTAGAAGAAAATAGTATAGTAGATAATTTCATTGACAATATACATTATAGAACAAGAGCAAAAGAAGAAACAAAACAAACAATAAGATTAGCCTGGATTATATGGAACGGATATAATTATGCAGTAGAACATATAATGAAAAAAGATTATGTTGATCTTGATTGGCACCCAAGAGTTCTGGCATATAGAGAAAGTATGTGGTAAGAAGATTCAAAAAAAATGAATCTTTTTTATTTACTTCCGGACTAATAAGGTGTATAATATAAATGAGTATGAAAAATAAAATAGATAAAGAAATAGAAATAGATATGGCAGGGTATGCAGAGCAACTTAAACAGAAATTAGCTGAAGCTGCAACAAGACTTAGTAACCACGACTATACTGGAAGCTGGACGAGTGCAAGTGCTAGGATTACAAACTTATATAAAGACCCTGCAAGTATGACTCTTACTGTAACTTATACAGATGGGACTAACCAAATTATAGACTTGATTTCTAATCCGGGAGCAGGTGGGCTACAGGTTGGGATGACGAAAGTGGAGGCTGTGAAGCTGCTTACGGGAGCGCTTTCAGGCACCCAGAGCTCCGACCCCTTGCATGCGCACGTTGAAGCTGCTGGTATCAAGCCTCAGTGGCAAGACATCTACTTGAAGCAAGACGTTGACGACGCCCTTAGTAGCCGGACGCATCCAGTCGACCTTAGTAGCAAGCTCACTGCAAGCTTAGACCCAAGAGTTTTTATCGACAGCCAGCTTGGCGGAACAATTATCATAGACCAAGCTGCTTGGGCTGACCCATTAAAAGCTAAGATCGACAAAGCTAATAATACTGTAGCTTGTGTAGAACCGCTAGACCCAACAGCAGACCCACTAAGTAGCCCACATATATATTATCACGATAGATTTCCTTCTATTCCTATTCGTTCTATTATAGATGACGCGATTACAATGTTAAATAATAAGAAAAAATTACATATATCTAAAATTTCTTCTTCCCAAACTCACCCGGACTTCACACTTGCAATCTCAGCCGATCATCCAACAGACCCAGGACTTAGAAAAGTTTTAGAAGTAACATTTACAGATAAGACGTTCGATAGGGCGCATCATACAGATATAGATAAGTATGCTGGGCTTAAGGCTAAACTAGACACTAATACTTATATTAAACTTAGAATTGCTTTCTTATTATATCATGCGCTGAAGCTTAGAAAGAGTGATGCCAAAAATATAAACTTAGACATCTTTAGGATTATAAGTAGTGATACAAGGCCTAACTTTCATATTTAAAACTTATTTAAAGGGCCGTAGAGACACGAAAGCTATTTGCCAGGATAAAATACTATCCTGGTTTTTTTATATGCCCGAAAACAATGTTTTAAAGTATACCGAAAATAATTGCTAAATTAAATGAGGACAAAATTATGTATGGTTATATTTATAAAACAACTTGTTTAATCAATAAGCTTATTTATATTGGGCAACATAAAGCGGTTAATTTTGATGCTAGATATATTGGCAGTGGTCGAAAATTTAAAAAAGCAGTACAAGAATTTGGAAAAGAAAATTTTACTTGCGAGCTAATAGATACTGCAGAAAGCTTTGAAGAATTAAACAGTAAAGAAGAATATTGAGTTGAATTTTATCAAAGTCGAAATCCACTAATTGGCTACAATGTTAAAAAGGGTGGGGAGCAGCTTGGGCTTACTGGCTGCTGTAAAATAAAACGTGGTGAAGAAACAATGATAGTTGAAAGGGCAAGTGTTAAACCGTATTTAGACGATGGCTGAGCTCTCACTAACACTAAAGAGATAAGAGATGCTAAAAGTAGTATTAAATGTAAGAAGTATTATCAAAAGCATAAAGAAGAAATATTAGCTCGAGGCAAAAAATGACGTGAAGAGCATAAAGAAAGAATGCATGAATTGCAAACAGCCTGAGAACATGCACATCCTAATAGAAGCCACGGCAATAGTGACAACTATTATAAAAATCATAAAGATAAAGCAGCAGCATATCAAAAAGAATGACAAAAAAAGAATCCAAATTATAAACATGAGTATTATTTGGCACACAAAGCTAAATATATCGAGCGAGTTCGAAAAAGCAGAGCTAAAAAGAAGGCAGAAAATCAATAAAGCTGAAATTAGGGCAGTTTGAAAAATTGCCATTTTTAAATTAGTCTAGTTTCAAAAATAAGCCTCTATTAGTATACTTTGAAACTACACAGGCTGAAATCAGTATAGTTTCAAAAAATTGAAATTAGGGCAGTTTGAAAACGCCCTGTTTTCAAATAGGCTCAATTTGGCGCGATTTCGTTTCCAGATAGATAAAATGCCTCGACAACTTCGAAAGTGTCCCAGATTGTCTGTTTGATGCCTTAAAATTGGTTTTAAGCTATTTTCATATATAAGCGAGATGAAACCAGGATGATTTCACATACGTGTGCATATAAAGAAAAAGCAGCAGTGTGTCCGCCAATAAAGAGAGGTGAGGTAGGCGGAATTCTAACTGCTGCTACCGGGTCGAAACCCGTGAAAGGAGGTAATTGTCGTCATCAGGTTATCACTGCCAACTGACCGACCAAAAGAACTTTGTCTCTAAATACTTATCAAGATATCTTTAAGTTAAGTATCTTTTCTAATGTATCTTTTACTGTGAGGTGCTTTGATTAGGCAGTTTTGTTGTCGCCTCACATAAATATTATACAGTTAAAATTGTACTTTTTAATAAATTTTTTTCAAATTTGGGCGATCTCAACTGTACTATATTAACCTACAGTCACTAAGCAAAGTTCCATTTTTGATTAAGGAAAAAAGTACTTTTCACTAACCTACAAGCTAAATAAAACAATTCCAAATCAGGGCAATTTCATATGCACACATATGCGTACATATGCGTATATTATCAGCTTCTAAATCAGGGCGATTTCACTGCAGGTTAATAACAGCTTATATATATAATCTATCTATCTAACGATAGATCATATATAAGTAGCTTTCAAAACATTGTAGGTTAGCCTTGGTATTAAAAATAATTAAAATAACTATTTACATTTACTTCCAACTGTGATACAATTATAATGGGAAATGATATATTTTTTTAAAAAAAGTTAAAAAAGTTGTTATTTTACCCTGTTTCGCACTGTATAATATAATAGGGTATAAAATGAAATTGGAACAATTTCATTTATGTGTGCCACGGGCACACACGTGTAATACTAAAGAAATTCTAACTAAATAAATTTAAATCAAGGCGATTTTAATAAATTAATAAATTAATAATTTAATGATTTAATAAATTATTAACACTATGTATAAGATCTATAGACTTAGATCTAAAAGCTAAGCTTTAAAGCTAATGCTTAAGAGCTATAGCTTCTATATAAAGCTTATAGAGATCGCGCGAGTTAGTATAGCTTAAGGCATATAGCATTAGACGCATAGCTTTTATATAATAGCTTTATATATAAGCTTTTGGCGGGCGCACGTATGCATATGTACACACGTAAAATTAAAACAGTTTCAAATTAGGGAGATTTCAATAAATGGCAAATTCAACTGAAAACAAAAACATTAAATGACCTGTGATTAGATGTCCACACTGCGGGAGAGAGTACACCCCAGCTGACATATTCTACCCAGGCGAACTGATCGGAAAGCCAGTGGAAGTAGTAAGAGATGCACTTGGCAAGATCATCTATCAAGAATATGACGATGAAGAGATGCCAGCACAAGTAGAGCACTTCATCTGCGACGAGTGCGGTAAGGGTTTCATTGTTGAGCCAGTTGTTACTTATAAAGTTAAAAAAGAAGATGAAGCTAATGACTTCAGCGATCTTAGTGCGAGCTTATTAGACTAAGATTCCAAATCAGGGAGATTTCATCTAAGTGATCTACATCAGGGAAATAGTACCAAGAAAATTTTCGGGGTTAAGTTCTTTCTTAATCTCTTTTCAGTATGACCCAAAAGTAGTGGAGATGATTAAGACCTTACCAAATTACTATTATCACAAGAAAGATTACTGTTGAGAAATTCCAGCTGAGTGTTTAGCCCAGGCTCTAGACTCACTAACTTTCTTAGATACTATACAACTCATTATGCTTCCAGAAACTGTAGAAGATCCAAACCAGGGTGATTTCACTATTACCCAGGATGAGATCGATCAGCTTCACTTTAAACCTTTCCCACATCAAGTGGAGGCAATTAACTTCGGGCTAAATCCAAAGCATCAGAAATTTCTACTACTAGATAGCATGGGAATTGGGAAAACTTTGGAAATCATCGGTTTAGCGGAAACACTCTATCGCCGTGGTCTGATCGAACATTGCCTAATCATTTGTGGGGTTGATAGCTTACGCCAGAATTGGAAGGCTGAAATCCAGAAGTTTTCAAATTTGAGTGTTTTAGTATTGGGTGAGAAGATCAGTAAGACAGGTAAAGTATCATATCTCACTATGAAAGAGAGAGCTGAAATTTTAAAGAATCCAATACAAGAGTTTTTCGTTGTAGTGAATGCGGCGACATTACGTAATGATGATAATGGTGAATCTTCTTTTATTAAAGCCTGGAAGAAAACTAAGAATAACTTTGGAATGATTGCAGTAGATGAAGTACACAGATTCGCTTCATCAACATCACAACAGGGCGACAATCTACTAAAACTTAAATCCGATTACAAGGTCGCAGCTACAGGAACTCTTCTACTAAATTCACCGATCAGCTGTTATGTGCCATTGTCCTGAACAGAGAATGATCACAGTATTCTCACTAATTACAAATCCCAATACTGTACGTTCGGCGGATTCGGCGGCAACCAGATCGTTGGATACAAAAATTTAGATTCACTAAGAGAAGAAATAAATTCCTGTATGATCAGAAGAACTCTCGATCAGGTCAGAGATGATATGCCACCAAAGAATATTACTTATGAAGTAGTGGAAATGTCTACTGAACATCGTAAGTTTTATGATGCTATCGTAAATGGTGTGAAATCTGAAGCAGATAAAGTAAAGCTTAACACATCAAATTTATTGGCTTTAACCACTAGACTTCGTCAGGCAACAGCTTGCCCGAGCGTCCTGACTACCCAACCTGTTGTGTCTAGTAAAGTGGAAAGAGCTGTAGAGATCGCCGAAGATATATTGGCATCAGGTGAAAAAGTAGTGATCTTCAGTATGTTTAAAGAAACTGTACAGGCTTTAGCTACGATGCTAAAAGCTTACGATCCACTAATTTGTACTGGAGACAATACAGAACAACAGATCAAAGCAAGTGTAGAAGCTTTCCAAAACAGTCCAGATTCAAAAGTGATGCTGGGAACACATCAGAAGATGGGAACTGGATTCACACTAAATTCGGCACAGTATCTGATCTGCATCGACACACCTTGGACCGATGCTTCACTAAGCCAATCCACTGATCGTATTTGGAGGATCACCAACAAGTATCCAGCATATGTTACAGTTTTAACTTGTGCTGATACGATCGATGAGCGTGTTAGAGAAATAGTGGAAACTAAGAAAGATCTATCTGACTATATGATCGACGGTGTGGAGAATGAGCTCGCAGTCAGTGAACAGCTTTCTGCCGAGATGAGAAAGATCATCTTGTCATTATAATATACGTACGTGTTCATTTTTAATAAATTAATAAATTATTAAATCATTAAATTATTAAATTAATAAATTATTAAAAATTAGTTTACTTTTATTTAAATCTGTGTTATAATATTTGTAGAATAAAAGAGAGGTAAACTAAAATGGAACAAATGACAGTTGGCCTATTGGTCAAAAGACTTATCGAAGCTTGCCATAAAGACCCAAGCATCGCAAACAAGAAAATCATCGTAGCAGATGACAATGAAGGTAATGGTTATCATGGAATGTTCTATGACCCAACTACAAGCCCAAAAGATGTCAAAGCTAATATTGATGCCTCTAATGGATTATATGATTCCATAGAGACAAACCCAAATAACTTAATAATTTTAGGCTAATGGAGGTTTTTAAATGGGAAGAGATACATTGAAAGTAATGGGTGCTTCTAATCACTGTGATGAAGAAAGAAGCAAATTAGATTATTATGGTACAGACCCCAGAAGTACAAAAGCTTTACTAGCAGTAGAAAAATTCGACCACGAAATTTGGGAGCCATGCGCTGGACACCACTTAATGGTAAACACACTTACAGAAGCTGGTTATCACGTATTAGCAACTGACATTGCTGAGTATGATGGTGTACAACACGCTAAGATGGACTTTCTGAATGTTGAAGGAAGTTGGGATGGAGATATCATTACTAATCCACCATATGGCTTGAGCACTGAATTTGCGGTTAAAGCCCTGGAATTAGTGAAGTCTGGACATAAAGTTGCGATGTTCTTGCGAACATTGTTCTTAGAAGGCACCAAGAGATATGAGAAACTCTTCAAAGAGAATCCACCAAAGACTGTTTATGTATTTACTAACAGGCAAGTGTCAGATAAGAATGATGACTTCAGCAAAGGTTCCGCAGTTTCATACAGTTGGTTCGTTTGGGAAAAGGGTTATCGAGGTCCAACAGAAATAAAATGGATAAGTTCTAAGTAAAATTAGAACTTTTTTATTTACAAACACCATATTTTATGGTATAATAACATTATGAAGCAGAAAATTAGAGTTATTGACAAAGTTAGCGGCAAAACAATCGAAAAAGAGGTAGAAATACGAAATCTCGATCATTTCAACATACAACTTCGCAATAAACATCGTATTTTCAAGGATCATACTAAATATACACGTAAATTTAAACATAAAAAGAAATTGGAGGACCAATAATATGGAAATGGGGCAATTTGACTTTTCAAGTTCTGAAGAATTATTTAAATCACTTATAGATAGGGCTTTAACTCAGAAAAATTCTAATTTCGAATTTATTAGAAATACTGATATGCTAAGAGCAGCGAGATTATACAAATCTGGAATTAAGAAAGTTTCAAAGATGTTTAATAATTTAGTAAAAGAGCTTATAGCAAAGCATGCAAACCAAGTTAGACATGGAACAGCTACTGTTGAAACATTATTGGCTATTCTTCAATTTGAAAACTGCAGAGATTTTTATAAAAAAGAAATCGCGATTGCGAAAGATATGCTTTCTGAATATCGAACTTACGTATTTAGTGGACATATCTTCGACCAATTTGTGTGTGGCTTTACAAGACCAGATAATGAGTGTGTAGATTATAGAAAATTGCCAATTAAATTTTTCTAGGAGGAACTATTTATGGAAGAGAGAACAATTACAATCACTATTACAGAATCTGAAGCAGAAGTAGTAGATAACTACATCTTTAGAAAGATGTGCAGATTAGAAGATGCAAACTTAAAAGAAACTCACTGCTACCCAAGACTTGAATCTGTACATAGAAAGATACAAAGAGCAAGAAATAGTTTACAAAAGCAGTAAAGTATGATATAATATAGTTAAGGAGATAAAGAAAGATGAAAGTTCAAAGTTCAACAATTTCAGAAATTAATTATGATGGAAAACTTCTCACTGTTTCATTTGTGAATGGCAGAGAGTATGTTTACGAAGGTGTACCACAAAATATCTACGAGGCTTTTGCTAAAGCAGATAGTAAGGGAAAGTATTTCCACGAGAACATTAATTATCGATACAATTATTCAAGAATTAAATAAAAAACTATTTACAAATTAATTAAATAGTGATATAATATAATTGTGAAGAGTGAATGGCGACACTCTTAAATAAAACGGAGGTAAACAAAAATGGCTAAAACTTATATGACAGGCTGGGGAATGCGTGGAGAACGTACAGCTCGCGGCGGAAACGATGGCGTACAATGCGCCGCACAATCTTATGACGGTAGTGTTATCGTCAGCAACAGATACACAAAAGAGGGTGAACTTAGAATCAGAGTTGGAACTAATGATGGTTCAAGTTGTTACTCTGACAACTCAGATGATTTCATCGGAACATTTGAAGAGTTCAAGGCTTTGTTAAAACTTAATAGAGATATTAAAGAAGGCAAAGTATCAGTAGTCAGACATCGTGATCCTGATGGATCAAAAAAACTTAAGAAGCAAATGGCCTTTTTAGGCATCAAATAATCTTCTTTCTACCTTTCTGAAAAGTTGGTCAAAATGATCAACTTTTTATTTACTTTTTTATAAAAACGTGTTATAATTATATTAGAAAAGAGGTAAAAAGAATGGAATCAGAACTTAAACAAAAAGAAAACGCTATTCAAGATTGGACTGATATGATCAAAAAATCTTGGACTTGGGCAAGACTAACTGAAAAAGAGAAAGATACTTTTATTGAACTGTTATCTCATCCTTGTTCAGCGGTAGTGATTAAAGGTGATTATGAACAACGCTGGGAATCGTGTGAAGCATTGTATCACACTTATTTAGAAGGGCTTGGATATAATCCACTTAATTGGAGAGATGATTATCAAGAGTCTGAATATTATGAAGTTAGCTACAAGAAAGGTAAAGAAGAAAAACAAATAACTTTCAGTAAAAAAGACTTGGCAAAAGTTTTTGCAAATGGTTTAAGATACGAAGGTTGTTCAGATGTTGTAGTAACAAAAGTTGTAATCAAAACAAGTATAGTAGGAGTATTATAAAATGAAGTATAAAGTTAAAACTAAAAATATTGATTATTGTATCGAACAAGAAGATGTCTACTGGCAATTTGATAATCAAGCTGGTTTAGAAGAAGACAGTGAAGAGTACTATGATGCTATTGATGCAGAGATAGAAAGACTCAAAAAAACTTTACCACAAAATCTTGAGCTTACAG